ATGCAAACCGTTATTTTTGGTCGTTCGGGTTGCCCTTACTGTGTGCGTGCAAAAGATCTGGCTGAGAAATTGAGCAATGAACGCGATGATTTTCAGTATCAGTATGTAGATATTCGTGCGGAAGGGATCACTAAAGAAGATCTACAACAAAAGGCAGGTAAACCCGTAGAAACCGTGCCGCAGATTTTTGTCGATCAGCAACATATCGGCGGCTATACCGATTTTGCTGCATGGGTGAAAGAAAATCTGGACGCCTGATCGTCTGACAAGCCCTCGCGTTGAGGGCTTTACTGATTTTTTCTGTGCTGTGGTTTAAACAAACTACTGATAAATAAGAAACACAGTGCCCCCAGCGCACACCAGAACACCGCGCTTAGTAACCATGCCAGCTCTTGCCAGAATGAGCGCGTCGGTGAAAAAAACAGCCGCATAATGAGCATCGAACAGGGTGCCGCCAGCATTGCGCCAAACAGAGGTTTCAGGACTTCTCTACGCTGTGAAAAGAAGCTGGCGACTGCTCCAGGAAGAATGAAAAATAGCAAGCCGATTTCAGGATGCCCGGCAGCCCGAAAAGCGCCTTTCATGTGCGTCGCCAGAAAAAGGCACACCACAATGAAGAGGACAAAACAGCAGATTGCCCCCGCCCAACGTTGTTTATGTTTCACTCGTTCCTCCTGACACTGCGTCTATCGAACACATTTTTCGCCAGTGTGGCGTTCAGTAAGATAAAGCCGCTTCGCATTCCATGCTAATATAGGCCAACGCAATTCATATAGCCGTTGATACCTAATGTGATTACACTAGTAAAATATATTGTTGCTTTACTATCGTTTAGGTGCGCTGAATGAATCTGCGCCCTGAATTCTGGTAAAAAACATTATCGTAAATTACCATTTCTTTCAACAGCTTACTAGTAAACAAGAAGTTAGCCTCCGTGAATATAAACGTCGCCGAATTGTTAAATGGGAATTACATTCTGTTATTATTTGTGGTCCTCGCGCTTGGGCTATGTCTCGGAAAGTTACGACTTGGTTCGATCCAACTGGGTAATTCCATTGGCGTTTTAGTCGTATCGCTGTTATTAGGCCAACAACATTTCAGCATTAACACCGATGCGCTTAATCTTGGCTTTATGCTGTTTATTTTCTGCGTCGGGGTCGAAGCCGGACCGAACTTTTTTTCCATTTTTTTTCGCGATGGGAAAAATTACCTAATGTTAGCACTGGTGATGGTTGGCAGTGCGCTGGTGATCGCCTTAGGGTTAGGTAAGCTGTTTGGCTGGGATATTGGCCTGACGGCCGGTATGTTAGCAGGCTCTATGACGTCGACACCGGTTCTGGTCGGTGCTGGCGATACACTGCGTCATTCCGGCATGGAAAGCAGGCAGCTCTCACTGGCACTGGATAATCTGAGCCTCGGGTATGCCTTAACCTATTTAATCGGTCTGGTGAGTTTGATTGTTGGTGCGCGTTACTTGCCGAAATTGCAGCATCAGGACTTACAGACCAGCGCCCAGCAAATCGCCCGCGAACGTGGCCTGGACACTGATGCCAACCGTAAGGTTTATTTACCGGTGATCCGCGCCTATCGCGTCGGCCCGGAACTGGTGGCCTGGACCGACGGCAAAAATCTGCGTGAACTGGGTATTTATCGACAAACCGGCTGCTACATTGAACGTATTCGACGTAACGGGATTCTGGCAAATCCAGACGGTGATGCCGTGCTACAAATGGGCGATGAAATAGCGTTGGTAGGCTATCCCGACGCCCATGCCCGACTCGATCCCAGCTTCCGTAACGGTAAAGAAGTTTTCGATCGTGACCTTCTCGACATGCGTATCGTCACTGAAGAAGTGGTCGTTAAAAACCATAACGCTGTAGGTAAACGTCTCGCACAACTGAAGTTGACCGATCACGGTTGCTTCCTTAACCGCGTCATTCGTAGCCAGATTGAGATGCCGATAGATGACAACGTCGTGCTTAACAAAGGTGACGTTTTACAAGTCAGCGGCGATGCCCGCCGCGTAAAAACCATCGCCGATCGCATCGGCTTTATCTCGATTCACAGCCAGGTCACTGACCTGCTGGCATTCTGCGCCTTCTTTGTTATTGGGCTGATGATCGGGATGATCACCTTCCAGTTCAGCACATTCAGTTTCGGCATGGGGAACGCTGCCGGGTTGTTATTCGCCGGAATTATGCTGGGCTTTATGCGTGCTAACCACCCGACCTTCGGTTACATTCCGCAGGGTGCATTAAGCATGGTGAAAGAGTTCGGCTTGATGGTGTTTATGGCAGGCGTTGGTCTGAGCGCCGGTAGCGGTATTAATAACGGCCTGGGCGCGATTGGCGGTCAGATGTTGATTGCCGGATTGATTGTCAGTCTGGTGCCCGTGGTTATCTGTTTCTTGTTCGGTGCTTATGTATTGCGAATGAACCGCGCGCTGTTGTTCGGCGCAATGATGGGCGCACGTACCTGCGCGCCGGCAATGGAGATCATCAGTGATACAGCTCGCAGTAACATCCCGGCGCTGGGCTATGCGGGCACCTATGCAATCGCCAACGTCCTGCTGACGCTGGCAGGGACAATCATCGTCATGGTATGGCCAGGATTAGGATAAAACTGAAGTTGCCCTGAAAATGAAATTTTTTTGCACAACCGCAGAACTTTTCCGCAGGGCATCAGTCTTAATTAGTGCCACTGCTTTTCTTTGATGTCCCCATTTTGTGGAGCCCATCAACCCCGCCATTTCGGTTCAAGGTTGATGGGTTTTTTGTTGCCTGAAATTTATGCCGTTTAAAATCATGATGTTAGAAGCACTTTTTTTTAACGATGGCGACAAATTGGCGGCAGAGTCAAAGAGAGAGCGCCACCTGTCCTGATTTCATTGGATGCGGCTGAACCGGATTTGACTCTTTTGGCGTTGCAATCGAACGAACAAAAGTTTCATGGGTAACAAAAGTATGGCTGCAGTTAATGTTCTGGCACTGGTTGTAACGCTCTTTGGTCAATGAAGATACCTGAAAACTGCTGCGAGTATGGGCGGCACTTCCACACAGTGGGCAAATCATCATTTTTCGAGTTCTCCCCATTTTTGCTAAATTCACAATAATGATACCGCATTATTCCATTTTGAAAACTTAAAAGTTCTCTATTACGAAGAATCATTCCATTTCGAAATCATTAATCTTCACTTCAAGCTCCAGACTGGTCGTAAAACCGTTATCCGGATTGACAGTATGCGTCAGGGTGGTAATAGTCCATTCCGCATCATCTATCGGCTGTTTAAAGCCTCTGACTTTCACTGGCATTTCCGTGTAGAGATCCGCCCGACCTTCTGCCAGTTGTAGCGAGAATGACGCAACGCCACGTTGCAGGCGTTCCCACTGCATTTTCGCCGCCCGTTCGGCGTTGCTCCGGTTGGCATAGGTGCGATTAAGTACCAGCACGTTTTCATCTGTACCCACCAGGTAATCGCCCTGCTTCGCTTCCGGCTCTTTCTTCTGCTTCTTAGTCCTGCGCTTACGCTTCACCGTGGTGCTTTCTTTCTTCGCGGGTTCGCGGGTATGCAACCAGCTGGCAATTACGCCCGTGTAGGCTCCGCGATCTGCCAGGGTAAAGCGGTGACTGTCGCCGTCCTTACGTGTGATAGTGATAACCGGTAGTGGTTTACCGCTGGCGCTTTTACCCTGTCCCTGCCGGATGAATAACAGATTGCCATTTTTCACCGACGCAATAGCACCGTACTGGCGCGCCAGCCGCATCAGAAAACTGCCGTCACTCTCATTGGTCTGGTCTATATGCTCCACAGGTTTATCCGACAGGTCTTCACCCAATGCCATCTTCAGTTTGTGCCGCGCAGCTATTTCCTTCACCACTTCCCCAACGGTGGTCTTGTGCCACGATTTTTCACGGCGGGTATTCAGGGTTTCACGAAAATCAGCACTTCGCGCCCGGATAGTCAGGCGGTCCGGTGCGCCAGTGTGTTCAATCTCGTCCACCGTGAATGCTCCTTTCGGGAAAAGCGACTGCCCCTTCCAGCCCAACGCCAGCGTAATGACCGCACCACGGCGCGGCAGCACGATTTTTCCGTCGGCGTCATCCAGCTCCAGATCAAGCTGGTCCGCTTCAAAGCCCCGATTGTCCGTCAGCGTCAGACTCATCAGGCGGTTATCCAGCACAGTGGTGATATCCTTACCCTCAATACTGATGCTGAATGCCGGAGTTTTGTTGCCTTTGTTAAGCAGTTCAGAGCTGAAATTCACGACAGCAGCCCTCCCACCGTTTTACTGATATCGCTTAAGGCAGACGTTGTCGTATCCTGCAAATTATTCAGCTGCGCACTGAGATCACCGAACATATCGGACAGGGATTCATCCACCCGTTTGAGCGACAGGGTGAACTCAATCCGGCGCGGCATACCATCGCGGAAAAACTCCGTTTTAGTCTGATTCAGTCCCTCAATCACATACATGCCGTAAATCGTGCCGCTGCCTTCAATCAGGGGCCATGCTTTCCCCTGTTCTGCCATCTGCTCCAGTGCCAGCAACGACAGCCTGCCGCCTGTTATTTCCGGCATAAGAACACCGGAAAGCGTCAGCATGTCGTTTTCCGGTCCCAGAAACTGCGTGGACGGACGTCGGTTTACCCGACTGTTTGCCGCATGTCGCCAGCTGCGTTGATACTGCAGTTCCTGATACGGAACGGTGCGCAGCATAAACACGTACAATCCCAGCACCATCATCATGCGTCGTATCCCCCCTGATCGCTGTAGTTACTCCTGGCTTTTGCCTTCAGCCTGCGTTCACGTTCATCAAGCTGGCGTGCCACCTCCCGCGCAATATCCTGCGCACTTTGTCCTGGCTGCGTCTGAATGATGATCTGCGTCGGTGCCTCAATCCGTTGAACGAGCGGCACAGTGGCTGCGCGACTCACAATTGCTTCTCCACCTTTCGCGGGAAGTGCCAAAGGGTGCAACGGTGGAAGCTCTGCTGGCGCGGCAGCAACGCCCATCATTCCGGCAACAACGGCAGCCAGTGCAGCTGTATTTCTCCGGCTGGTCACATTTGCCGGGCCGTTAACAATTTCCGGCCCGTTTTCACCGACGATGCCAAACTGCCCGCGCGGGATATACCCGCCGCTGTCATACATCCCCGCAAAGCCATATCCCCATGATGGAAAACCACCCGATGGCATCATCACTTTACCGTCTGCATTCACCGTCGCAGGTTGCTGACGCGTCACGCTTTCCGGCAGTTTTGCCTTTGCGGCCTCTTTACTGACAATGCCGAGCTTCTCCAGCAACCAGGAAACGCCGGATTTCAGGGAGTCCAGCGGATGCATGACCATATTCAGCCCTTCCGCCAGTGCCTCCCCGAATCGCCGCCCCATTGCCGCTGCGCTCTGCAGTTCGGCAGAGGTCGACTTAACGGGCGTCAGCAGATCAGTAAACCAGCCCCACAGCGCCTGCACTTTGTCGCCAATCCACTGGAACACGGGCTTAAGCGGTTCGAACGCTGCACTGATGGGACCTGCCGCCGCTTTGAATCCTTCCACCACGCCACCGAGAAATGCGGTGATGGGTTGCCAGTATTTCCAGACAACCAGCGCCACGCCCGCCAGTGCAGTAACCACAAGACCTATCGGACTGAGCAGAGCACCTATCCAGCCCCTGATTAAACACACCTTTTACATAAACCCAGCGCGGCAACTGTCGGCACGCATCCGCCCAGCGCCGCTGATTGAGTAATTTCACCAGCGTGGAACTGCAGGCATTGCCCGTTCCCACGTTGAAGGCAAACGACACCACCGAGTCATACACCTTTTGTGGCGGCTGTTGCTTCACACATCTTTCCAGCGCCCGCTCCACACGTAGCACGTTGGAGATCAGCCCTTCCGCTGCCTGTCGTTCCGTAATGGTTTTGCCTGGAATGACGCCAGATGTATTACCAATGCCGTCGGTCCAGACACCCGCGCTGCACTGATACGGCTGCAGACGACAGCCTTCGTAATCGGCAATCAGTTTCAGCCCCTCCACGGAGGTGTGAAGCTGCTGAAAACCCGGCAGCGTGGCAGCAATAGCCAGCACGGCCCCGACAAGGCAGCGTTTAACGATTGATGGATTCATAGTCCTCCCGCGAGATCTGCCCGTCGCGCAGAAGCTGGTAGGCTTTGTGTTTGTAGTACCAGTTGATAGCCAGCATCAGCACACCAATCATCAGGCCGCCCAGCGTTGAGGCATCCTTGATGGACAAATCGCCCAGCCAGGCCAGCACAACGGCGATGCAGTACGTGATAAAGGCGCTGATTCGCTCAAGCGTCATAATTCAGTCCCATAGCTGGACGGTCTGCACGGTGGTGGTGGTCGGAATGTCCGGCAGCTCCACCTGCAGCCCGTGAGGTAAAAAGGGGCCATATTCGGCAAGCCCCGGATTTGCCTTCAGTACCTGCTCCGTGACACCCTGCGTGCGCCCGTAATGACGCCAGCAAAGCGCGTCCACCGTGTCATACTGATGCGCACGCACTTTCATCAGATAAGCTCCACTGTGCAGTGCGGCGCATCCTGCACCCGGCTGATGGCCCAGCGGGCGTCACGCCACAAATCACCGCTGGATTCCGCCAGTTCCTCGCCTCGCTTCACACCGGATGCCGTGGCGTCATAGTCCTGGTATCGTTCGTTGAGCATGGCGCGTGCCCAGCAGTAAACCGCGTTGAAATAGTGCTGAATGCGCTCACTTTTCCCGTCCAGATGTTCCGCCGGAATCTCAGCCAGCGACGCATACCCCAGCATCTGCTGACGTCTGCGAAACTCATACAGCTCTGCGTTGACCTCCGAAATTGCCGACAGCGCAACCTGCTTTAAACGCGGCTGCGTCACCGTGCCGTCAGTGCGCATGACACTGCGAAACTCCGACAGGTCCACATCAGGCCAGAACGGCGTATTCCTGATGATTTCCGCCTGTTCCGGTGCCTGTTCTGGCGCAACAAACTTCATGCTGCTTTCTCCTGAAATAGAGGGCGGTGGACGGGGTTTTGATGTGGCAGTGCCTTTCGCCACCCCGTGCCGCCCGTGCGCGGGGGCACGTTCTGTCAGCGGCTGTCATTGCGCAGTCTGCGCTCCAGCTGCTGTTTGTCTTTTTTCACGCCACAGCGGGGATCGAGCTGTAGCGCATGGTTGAGATGATTAAGGGCGAACGCCGGATTGTTTTCACTCAGAACAGCGCCAATCGCTTTATGCAGACGCGCCCGTGACTGGTCCGGCATATCCATACCGTCTGTCAGCTCCAGCGTCTGCAGCAACAGATCGGCATCAAAGCCGGTGGCGGCAAGCATTGCGCTCTGGGCTGCATCTGCCATTTCCTCTGCCAGCACGGTCTGCACGTTGCGGTTACCCAACGGCATCACCCAGCCATGACGCAGGGCGTGACGCCCGATCTCCAGCGCCCCGGCATAATCTCCGGCATCAATGCGCCACAGCATCACGTACATCAGCACGTCATCCTGCTGTGCGCCTCCGGCAGTCAGGACACCCTCTGCCCAGGCGGCGTACTTCGGCAGCAGTTCCACCTTAATTTCCGCTTTTTTGACCGTGGACTGAACGCCCTTGAGACGGCGGCGGTCTTCCGCCAGTTGCAGCAGCATCAGGTCATAGCCCGACGCGTGGCGAACGCTGCCGCCCTCGCGGGCGGCCTGTTCAGCCTGAACGCGCAGGCGATGCTGCCGTGCGGGACTCAGGCTCATGGGTTACGCTCCGGCTTCTGCTGCAGCGGCGCTGAAATCGCCAATCTGGATGTTTTCCACCAGTGCGGCGCAGCGGTAATCCTCAACCACATAGGCTTCGTTAACGGATTCAAAGTTTTCAATCCGGTCACGTTTCGGGTTGTCGATAACTGAACGGCGGCGGGTGTCTTCCTGCCAGTAGATGGACAGGTTATCCAGACGGGTGATCAGCAGCGCATTCGGCGGGAAGAACGGCGCACGCACGGCCTGCAGGCCACCCATGCGTTTCTGGCTGATGATCATATCGGCAGCCAGTTTTTCACTGTTTTCCTGCTCTTTGTTGACCAGTGGGAAATACTTGTCAGACAGCAGTTCACGACCGCAAATCACCACCAGATCGTCATCGTCCTGGTAGACCACGTCGATAAGCTCATTGACGGCATCCATCACCACGGCGTCCAGGTTGGCATATTCGCCACCTTTACCGACTTTCACCGCACCCGGTGTGGTTTCACCGCCCGTGGTGGTGCTGCCCATGACGTGATCCGGTGCATCTTCACGGATTTTCTGCAGCCAGCCTTTGTTCACATCCTGCAGCAGCGGGCTTTCGCTACGGTTGGAGGTTTTCGCACGCTTCACGCCGTTAAAGCCGATCATGATGCGGTCCAGTGCCTGACGTTTTACGATGGCGTCACGGATACGCACCTGGAAATCCTGAAACTTCGCCCACAGGTCCAGCTTCGCGTAGGTCAGCACCGTGTCAAAGTTAGTCTGCTCGCATTTATATTCCACATCGACCATCAGCGTCGGATCGACAGGCTCACGCTCTTTAGCTGTGGTATCAGTGGTTCCGGCAATGGTGCTGCCAACACCCAGCCCCAGCAACTGACCAGACTGCTCAGTCACTGGCGTGACGTTAATCAGCGTCAGGAATGCGGCGGACTGCTGGATCTGATCTTCCAGCGTCTGCTGCACAGACGGCTCTACAGTGAACTTGCTGGACAGTTCTTCAACGGCCACACCGTTCAGACGCGCCAGCTGCTGCAGGTAAGCGTTAAAAGCAAAGCGGGTATTCTTCTTCATCGGGTTTTGTGCTCCATCAGCAATTGGTCAGAGTGTCAGCGGGGGCGTTACCGCCTGTTGCACGCTGGCGGTAGTCCTGGCGGCTGTCTTCATGACTCAGCTTATTCACCAGTTCGTTAAAGGCGGTCTGCTGTGCCTGCAGGGCAGTCTCCAGCTCAGACAGACGTTCTTCCTGCTCAGACAGGGATTTTTCGGTGCGTGCGCTCAGGTTTTGCTGCTCAGTGGCGACCAGCTCCACGGCCTTATGCACATCAGAGAACCGGGCATCGTCGGACTGCTCTTTTTTGGTGAACAGCGCCGTGACGCGGGCAAACAGGGACGGCTTGTCCTCCTGGATTTCTTCCAGTTCGATCACCGTTTCCTCTGCGGCGGTAAAGAGATTGGCGGGATTCTGCTTGCGGTTTGCCAGCGGGTTATGGGCTGCACTGGCGCTGAATGTCAGCATTTCAGTGCCCAGACTGGCAGGGTCATCAGTGGCAGCCAGGCCGACCAGGTAGGCTTTGCCCGTATCAGCAAACTTCGGGCTGACTTCCATAGAGGTGAATAATTTCTGGCCTTTTTTCACCAGTTCCACCAGGGATTCCGTTGGCTCAACGTCGGCATACAGCGCCATCTTGCCTGCCAACGGACCTTCCGTGATTTCTTCAGCAAACAGCGCCGTCACCTTGCCGTAGCGGTTAAAGGTGCTGTCCGGCAGATAAGACTTGATGTGCTCAAGGTTAATCAGCGCGGTATACACCGCCGGGTTGTAGCTGGCTGCCATCTGTTCCAGCCATTCACGCTGGATTTCGCGTCCGTCGGTGGTGGCACCTTCCACCCCGATGCGAAAACGCTTTGCTTTCACTGTCATGAGCCGTGCTCCGTTAGAAAAAACTTACTGGAGCCTTATGGTTGCGGTGATGGGGGCAGTGAAACAATGCGCGGTATTTGTACCGACAACCACACAAACCGCAGGCGGGGAAAGCCTTCATTCAAGGCTGTAGGTTTGTGCCATGAACACCACACTGACACCCGCAGATCTCGATCCCCGTCGGCAGGCCATGCTGCTGTACTTTCAGGGATACCGCGTCGCCCGCATTGCTGAAATGCTGGGCGAGAAAGTTGCAACCGTTCACAGCTGGAAAAAACGCGACAAGTGGGGTGACTATGGGCCGCTGGATCAGATGCAGCTCACCACCGCCGCACGCTACTGCCAGCTCATTATGAAGGAGCACAAAGAAGGGAAAGATTTCAAAGAGATTGACCTGCTGGCGCGCCAGTCGGAGCGCCACGCGCGGATCGGCAAGTTTAACAATGGCGGCAACGAAGCCGACTTAAACCCTAACGTCGCCAACCGCAACAAAGGCCCACGCCGTCAGCCGGAAAAGAATGTTTTCACCGATGAACAGATTGAGAAGCTGGAAGAAATCTTCCATTCCTCCATGTTCAACTACCAGCGCCACTGGTGGGAAGCCGGAAAAACCAACCGCATCCGCAACCTGCTGAAGTCACGCCAGATCGGCGCAACCTTCTATTTTGCCCGTGAAGCCCTGATTGACGCCCTGCTGACCGGACGTAACCAGATTTTCCTTTCCGCCAGCAAGGCACAGGCCCACGTCTTTAAGCAGTACATCATCGACTTCGCCAAAGAAGTGGAGGTGGAGCTGAAAGGTGATCCGATGGTGCTTCCTAACGGTGCCACGCTTTACTTCCTCGGCACCAATGCCCGCACTGCCCAGAGTTATCACGGCAACCTGTATCTGGATGAATATTTCTGGATACCGAAATTTCAGGAGCTGCGCAAAGTGGCTTCCGGTATGGCTATTCACAAAAAATGGCGACAAACCTATTTTTCCACGCCATCCAGCCTGACACACAGTGCTTATCCGTTCTGGTCCGGTGCGCTGTTCAACCGTGGACGCAACAAAGCCGACAAGGTGGACATCGACCTGTCCCACAGCAATCTGGCCCCCGGCCTGCTGTGCGCAGACGGGCAATACCGCCAGATAGTCACCGTGGAAGATGCGGTGCGCGGCGGCTGTAACCTGTTCGACCTCGACCAGCTACGCATGGAGTACAGCCCGGACGAATACCAGAACCTGCTGATGTGCGAGTTCGTGGACGATCTCGCGTCCGTGTTCCCGCTCAGCGAACTGCAGGCGTGCATGGTGGACAGTTGGGAAGTCTGGACCGACTTTCATGCACTGGCCCTGCGCCCGTTTGGCTGGCGCGAGGTGTGGATCGGTTATGACCCGGCAAAAGGTACGCAGAACGGCGACAGCGCCGGATGCGTGGTGGTGGCACCGCCAGCCGTGCCAGGCGGTAAGTTTCGCATTCTTGAGCGTCACCAGTGGCGCGGGATGGACTTCCGCGCCCAGGCTGACGCCATCAAAAAACTGACCGAACAGTACAACGTGACCTATATCGGCATCGACTCGACAGGTGTCGGTCACGGGGTTTACGAGAACGTGAAAGCGTTCTTTCCTGCCGTCCGGGAGTTTGTCTACAACCCCAACGTTAAAAACGCCCTGGTACTCAAAGCCTACGACATTATCAGTCACCGTCGTCTGGAGTTTGACGCCGGACACACCGACATAGCGCAGTCATTTATGGCAATCCGTCGCGCCACCACCGCCAGTGGCAACCGCCCGACCTATGAAGCCAGCCGCAGCGAAGAAGCCAGCCACGCCGATCTGGCCTGGGCAACGATGCACGCACTGTTTAACGAACCGCTGCAGGGCGAGTCCGCCAATACCAGCAATATTGTGGAGATTTTTTGATGGGAAAGAGTAAGAAAAACCGCGCTGCGGCGACGAATCAGCTCAAGCATAAAAGCCAAACTTCAGCCGAAGCATTCAGCTTCGGTGATCCCATTCCAGTACTTGACCGCCGCGAACTGCTGGACTATGTGGAATGCGTACAGACGGATCGCTGGTATGAGCCACCCGTAAGTTTTGACGGACTGGCGCGAACATTCCGCGCCGCCGTTCACCACAGCTCACCGATTGCAGTAAAGTGCAACATTCTGACCAGCACCTATATCCCTCACCCGCTGCTCAGCCAGCAGGCTTTTTCGCGTTTTGTGCAGGACTATCTGGTATTTGGTAACGCCTACCTGGAGAAACGCACGAACCGATTCGGTGAAGTTATCGCCCTTGAGCCTGCGCTGGCAAAATACACCCGACGCGGGTTAGACCTGGATACCTACTGGTTTGTGCAATACGGTATGACAACCCAGCCGTATCAGTTCACGAAAGGCAGCATTTTTCATCTAATGGAACCGGATATTAATCAGGAGATCTACGGCCTGCCCGGTTATCTTTCTGCCATTCCGTCTGCCCTGCTCAACGAGTCCGCCACGCTGTTCCGTCGAAAGTATTACATTAACGGCAGTCATGCAGGCTTCATCATGTACATGACCGATGCCGCGCAAAACCAGGAGGATGTGAACAACCTCCGCAATGCGATGAAAAGCGCCAAAGGACCAGGTAACTTCCGCAATCTGTTTATGTACTCGCCTAACGGCAAAAAGGACGGGCTTCAGATCATCCCGTTGTCAGAAGTCGCGGCGAAGGATGAGTTTCTGAATATCAAGAACGTGAGCCGGGACGACATGATGGCAGCACACCGAGTGCCGCCGCAGATGATGGGGATTATGCCTAATAATGTAGGGGGGTTTGGGGATGTGGAGAAAGCCAGCCGGGTATTTGTTCGGAATGAACTGATGCCTTTACAAAAACGCATTGCCGAAATTAATGAATGGTTAGATGAAGAGGTAGTCAAATTTGAATATTATGGCTTAGAAAATAATCAGTCATAAAAAAGAAGTGAACAAGTTGAAATTATCAGCTTGTTCACTATTCTCTGTATTATCTCTACTGCATCCGTCCGGGTAAATCGCTTTCATTGCGTAAACGCCAAGCTAACTGTTCACGATCCCAAACTATATCGTCTTTGCTAGCCTTTCTAAAATTTGCTAGCACAGTACTGCTTATAGCGTAATTACCATTCTCATTAGTTTTGATGAACTCGTCCCCAAAGTCATTGATTAGAAATTCAACAACCTCGGACTGATACAACACACCATTAGAACGAGTGGTATTAACCATCCAGTCAACTATTTTTATCAGAGAATCATTCATCATCACTCTCAGCTTTTGGAACAAATAAAACTAGAGTATCTTCATGAAAAACTCCGCGCTGGTTCTTAGCACCAATAAACCACGTACAAACTGCCATTGTAGCCGATTGGTAGTGATCAATTACCATGATTGGACCATGTCCTGTTGCATGTTTTACTTTCTGGCCCGGTGTATATTTTGCCACTCTCACGTCTCCTTTCATGTGTAAGTTATCAATTTCAGAATATATCTACATTAATTGCAAGTAAACATGTTTGCGCGCGCTCGTATCCCCGCCACGCCTGCCCGCTTTATGTAGTGGTTTTCATGCACCTGCATGACATGAGCAAAAGCCCGCCAGTTCTGGCGGGCCTTAACAAAAACGAGCCTCAAACGTTCATGCAAACTCATGCAGCATAGACATACACTACATCAACAGCATCCATTGCTATCATTTCCAGTTCGCTTCCTACAACATCATTGCGAATAGTTATGTTACCAAGCGGCTTTTTCATACCTTTTCGGCATGACACTTCAGACGCACCAATACTGACGTGTAATGCTTCCCCCGCAACGTCAACCCACTTAATGGTAATTTAATGTAGTTGCATGAGACGAAAAAATCTCCATAGTTGACAGACTCTATAAATGCAGTATCACTAGCAAGCATGAATAAACATGCATCATCTAACAGATACTTTTGCATAAATCAAAGGCCTATCCGAAGAGCCATTTTTACGTACGACCACTCCACTGATATCATGGTTTTTACCAAGATCTCGTAATGCGGCGCACAATGCCTTGTTGACATATCCTAGATGATTGTCGTTTTTCGTTACTAATATGGCCAGCGGATCAACAGTATTGGTATCTTCATTGCGCAATATGACTTCATCACCAATTGATATCTCGTCAAGAGCTAGACGCCCTTCCTTAATCATGTGTCTCGTTCCGGCGACCTCCATGACATAATCAAAAGGTGGCCGAATAGAAGACAAGTCTGGGACAAAATAAAAACCATCACTAGCCACTTTTCCGCCAGTACAAGCGAGCAAAACGAAGTCATTCTCTCTAAAATCAGCAGGAAGACGAAACGTCAGCAAGTAATCGGCAAAATCTTCTCTTTTCCTAGAGGGTAACCTTCTTGAAAAGGTTTGCATAACGTCTTTGCGATGAGTCGTAACTTTTATGTCAAAAGCAGGAAAACCGTGAAAGCCTTTATCCACAGCTTTAGCAAAATCTTTGCTATCCGTAAGATAATTAAACTCGTAGCCTTCAGACTCATCTTGAAGAAGTTCACCAACGACATAGCGAGAGCCGCCGTCGGTCGGTTGCCATGTCAGTAAGAGCCTACTTGGCATGGGAATTTTTTCTATTAAGATAGTCATGAAGTAACACCTTTAATCAGTTCAATACGCATGTTTGTTACACGAACAATCCATGCAGCACGTTCTCTAGTCAGCGGAACAGGGCAGTTTATTTCCGTCAACTCCGCAAAAGTTGAGTCCCAAAAGTCATGGTTCAAACGAGCCAGTCTTTCAGCTACCCGCTGTTTTAATTCTTCTTTTTTATCACAAAGTTCTTTGATTAACTCTAAATGACCTAATCTCTGATACTCATCTTTGCCCAGAGTCTTACGCAAATGATGCTTTCCCCGGCTAACATGCTCCCTGAGTCTATGATCGGTCCAATCAGCAACATGTTCCGGAAAACGTTCGTAGCATAAGCTCGTACCATTATCGAAAAATGGTGCAAGCTGACACTCGCTGGTTAAAGGTGAGAAGATAAACCCCCAGTTTTCTTGATGTCTATCTGTATTACCTATTACTGCGTCAAAGAGAGCCATATTCTCCAACCACTCAACATAGTCAACTTTAAGAGCTTTCGCGATAATCCTCAGCCCTTCAATGGAATGCTTAGCTCCTTTCTCACGATCAAAATTTGGATCTCTTCGAACAAAGTAATCACCAGCGGGAGCAAATTTCTCATAATCTTTATGATGAAACCACTCAATGAGGGCCCCGCAAAACGTATGCCCCAAATCATTAGTCTTTAACGAAGGAACTGCTTTGGGGACATTAAAACCAAGCTGCAATCCAATCCTGTAGGCAACGATCTCACACCAAAATTGATCTGGGTATTTTTTAATGCTTCTCTTAAAAAGATACGGCCACGATGCTTTGATACCATGGGGGGCAACATCAGGGGAAATAACCAATGCCTTAGAGCGAGCACCAACAGGATACTGTGCGAAAACATCTAGCTCAGTCCAATAGGTTACATCTAAGCAATCCATAGCTAAGTCCTATATTTATTTTTTATTTAAATTCATATAGATGTGAGAAACCTGTGCGATCTGAAATAAAACATCATCGAATGCTGTGTGCCTAATGCCAGTGAAATTTTTATCAGCATGAGAAAAAATTCCTTTGCTTTCACCAAGTGCTAAGATGGTTCTAACGTCAAGAGTATCTCTGAATGACCATGGGCAATCCAGACCCGCCTGTAACAGGGCATGATGCATGATCGTGCAGTCAAACTCTTTCCCGTTTCCCCACACTTTTACTCGGCCAGTACGATTATGAAGAATAAATGCCACAAATTCATTCAGAACCTCTAAAAGGTCCTTAGTGCCATCAAAATTTTCGTTTTTAGCTTCAGTACTTTGATTCATCCACCACTTTACAGTAGAGGGGGCAATGGTTCTGCCTGCTTGTTCATGATCAAGCGAAATAACTTGATAGAAACCCGGACCAATCTCGCCAGTCTCCGGCACGAAAAAAGCCGCACCAACTGAAAGGATATAAGCTGTTTTTTCAACATCCAATGTTTCTATATCTAACATTACATGATTCATAAGAAGCAATTGAAACCATTTAGTAAAAATTGAAAGCTATCACCACATTAATGCATGGCATGTACATTTGTGGACGAAAACAAGTATTCTGATTATAACCCAAGTGAAAATCTCAAGTGTCGTAACTTTCACTCGGTTGTTTTCAGTTTCGAAAAACTACTGGGAAGATCCATCTAGTGGTTGTATTCATGAGCGCGAATTCTCGCCATCAGCTCATCAGTCAACTCAGAAACCCACTGCAGAGCCAGCCCCTTCTCTTCATCACTACACTCACTAGCCGCCACAAGCTTAAGAAAAAAATCAATGCGCTGGAGCTTCAAAGACTCCAAAAAATAGTCCTGCATCTTTCCTCCTATGACACCACAAGCAACACTGTATGCACAACCACTGTTTATATTTACAGTATATAATAATCTTACTGATGTAAAACGTTTTTTACGTTCATCAGCCTGATATGCCTGGTATTATTAAGAGCACGAATTGTTAACCCACGTGATTAATACAGGTTCCGCCACTTATCATCTTCCTGCAAACGCTGGTTCCGATAGAAGATACGCAGGCCTGCTCCTGACGGAATACTGCCACCGCGAAGGAGCAAATCGACCTCTTTCTCGCTGCCATCAAATCCTCTTGACTTCAGTTCATAGACGAGCTGCTGACGCTGATACTCTGTAATTCGCTGTTTGTAGTCTTTACGCCGTTTCGGTTTCATCAGGCGTAATCTTGCTGCCAGTTCCTGGCGCTCTTTTTTGCTCATACTGTGCAGGTAATCGTGCAACTCCTTGTCATCCATACAGGTAATGTCAGTTCTGGGATCCCCATCTGTTGATTTATCTTTCTCCTGTTGGTTCAAATTTTCAGCAAGGGGACAGTTATTGCCACGAGTCCAAGGGGCGCAAGCGCCCTGGTCGGCTGCCGCCTCCTGAACGTCAACGGCCTTACGAACCATTTTCCACTTCACCGCATGAGTGCAGATCTTGCCCTCTGCAATGGGTGACCAGATGCCATAAATACGAATACCGTGATCGCCATATGCGGTCGGTTCTTCGTTGATTTCATAAGCAGTTCTGATGAGGTGATATTTGCGGGGAACCAGTACGCCGCCCTGCTTCATGATGTAGGTGGCAAAACAACCAGCATCAGCAGCAGCCAGGATTGCATCAAGGCGCGGGTTATCCAGTACCGGCGCACCTGCTTTTTTGTCACCCTGTTGCCTTGCCGCCTGACCAGCCAGCAATCGCAGTTCACGGTAAGCCTGACGCCCCGGAATGCCAAAGAAGCGGAATTGCTGAACACGATGCAGAGACGCCCAGGCATTAACGTATTCAGCGTTATCACGCAGGGATTTACCCGTTTCCTTGCTGATCTCCCCAGCCAGACCACGCCCGTCAATGTTCTTACTGATGTATTTCGCGATATAGCTTGTTGGCGTACCTTTGCGCGGGTTTATCAGCTCAGACTTAAAGCGTGGTCCCGTGTTATTGCCCAGCTCCTCGCGGTCTTCACGGATGGCAAACTTACGCAGTAATGCAGTGATGGCGCGGCGGTCTTTTTTACGCATGAAACACATGAGATGCCAGTGCACAGTACCGTCATGATGCGGCTCAGCTACCCGCACGCCATACCAGCGCAACTCGGCTTTATGCATAGCCTTACGAAATGCAGCAAACATGCCGACCAGATAATCGCTACTTTGTCTTACCGTCGCGTTTGTCCAGGTCGGGTTTGGTCTGCCGTTATTGAGCGTGGAATGGAAACGCGACGGACAGGTGATAGTGTAGAAAACGGCACAGTCACTGCGCATTTCCGCGATAAGCTCCAGACCTTTAACACAGGCCATCATCTCATTGCGGCGATGCGCCGGGTTGCTGCTGCTGGCGTTTACCACATCTTCCATATCCAGCGTGTCGCCGTCTTCGTTCACCAGTTCATGAGAACGAAAAAACTCCAGCGACTTACGGCGCTGCTCACGTTTATGCATCACGGCTTCATAGCTGACATAGGGGGATGCTTTTTTGCTGACCAGGCAGACAGCACGCAACTGCTCTTCCCGCCATTCGCAACGCATCTTCCATAATTTCCGATACCACCAGTCGGCACACAACATACGCGCCAGCGAACCCGGGATGAGTTCATAGGGCACTGGTTTGCGGCGGTTTCTTTTCCGACGAAGTTTCTCAAACGCAGGCGGGATAACATCCAGACGCAGGGTTTCCGCTGCCACCTTTTCCCATGTCTTGCGGATTTCTTCTGGCTTAACGTCATCGGTGGCATACAAATCACCACAAGCGTCCTCAAGACACATGCTCATATGCGCTGCTACCAGGGTGGACAGGCGTTTCACCTGATCCTGGCTCATTTCAGGCAGGATCAGCAGACCCTCCAGCCCTTGATGGCTTGCCATAAAACGGAAAGAAACAGATAGCTGACTGTCACGTACACAATCCAGTCGCTCCAGACATGGCTTAATCGTCTCACGCAAATAGCGGGAATAAGCCTTTGGCCTGCCCAGGCTGCTGAAGTATTCAATACGTTGCATCAGCGGCTTGCTGATATGGGAAGGCTGGGCGTTTACGTCCGCCAGAATGACCATGTCCGGATTAAAACGCTGCTGCTCATGCGCCAGCTTTGCCCGGCTAATGAGCTTATCCTGCTCCATTTCGCGCTGGACAGGATCACGGGATTCATTAAAGAAATAACGCTCCCAGACCTGCTCACTCAGTGCCTCGCGGCGCAGTTGTTCCTGCTCGTTATCGGCAGCGTACAGAGTGATCAGGTTTGAAAGTGCAGACTCCGGCGCAACTTCCGCCGGGTCCAGATAAGGGTTAATGGCCTTTTTCGAGCCGTTCCATGAAAATGCTGCGGCGGCCTCGTTAAAGCCGCTGCAATTGTTCATATCGTCATGACTCATACACACACTCCGTACACGGCAGAACTATCCACGCCACGCGAAGGATCAAATCCCAACCAGCAGCTCGGCCCGGAAACAGCAATGATTTCTGTTGCAGATTTACCCTCGCCAGCTGACACGCCGATGCTGCGTTTTGCCTTGATATAGTGGTGAGTAAAATTGCGATACAGCGAACGAATCAGGGATGTGTCATTGTTAGAAACAATGACCGGATGTCCTTCTGATGACCGATGTTCAAGAATGGATGCCAGGTGATACTGGTCATCTTCAGTGAAACCATCAGTGTGATAGCCGGAAAACGTACCGTCATACGGCGGATCGCAATACACCACATCCCCCACCTGCAGCATCGCCAGCGTTTCATCAAAGCTCGCGCAGATAAACGTTGCCCGCTGGGCTTTCTCTGCAAATGCGCGAATTTCTTTTTCAGGGAAATACGGATTTTTATAATTACCGTAGGGAATGTTGAAATACCCGCTCTTGTTATAGCGACATAAACCACGGTAACCGTGACGATTGAGATACAGGAAATATATCGCCTTCATGAAATCAGTAATTTCAGTTGAGTAATTAAACTCCTGTCTTATGTTGTAATAAGCCAGCTCACTGTTTGCTTCCTCAAATAAAACTTTGGCACGAGATATAAACGCTTCGCAATCAGCGGCAATCTTTTTATAGAGGTTGATTAAATCAGGATTAATATCCGCAACCAGATAGCTGGGGTAATCCGTCGCCATCATCACAGCACAAGAACCCGCGAAAGGTTCAACCAGTCGCGGGCCAGCAGGAAGGTATTTTTTCAGTTCGGACATAATGGCGGTTTTATTACCCGCCCATTTCAGGATGGTGCTCATACAGCACCTCCGTTGTAATGTTTGCCTTTCAGCTCTGCGATTTCCTGGCAGGTAATGCAAAGCTGCACTCCAGGAATGGCACGGCGGCGTGCTGGCGGAATTGGCGCTTCACACTCAACGCAAAGCACGCGGGACACGCCCGGCGTTTTGGCACGGGCAGCACGGATATGGCGTTGGCGTTCTTCTTCAACGCGCTGCTGTACGAGATCCATTGCATCAGCCATCAGTGGATCTCCTGCGCTTCGTTCTGGATTGCTTCAGCAGTCACACGCAGCAGTTCTGCCGCTTCGACGTGGTTTAGCTGGCGGGAGGTGATATGACACGCCAGGCTATCGAGGCGAGCAGCCATTGCTTCAGCCCTTGCCCGGCGTTCTTCCAGACGAGCCTCTGTCAGTAAAAGATTAAGACCTGCATCATCCGGTCCGGTTTTGGTCGTGAGGGTTTCAATATTACGCATAAGCAATTCTCCTGAATTTAGATAAAGGGATGCCCGGCGGGTTTACGCCATTAATTTCATTAGTTGGTTAGTTCGGCATGGTTAGCCGTCTGGGAAATAAGCTCACCACTGCACGAAAATGATTCATTGCTTTAATCAACTCCCGCTTTTCGTCAGTGGTCAGCTCATTAATGCTGATGCTATGACGTTCAGCTGGAATTTTTGCCATAAAGAATATGGCAGCCAGTGCCCGTTTATTTTGTTCATTATTGATATCCCGTGGATCACGCATATCTTTAATAAACCGCTCAAGCTCTGACTCAATATTCAAACCAAAAACTTTCGCCCTTAACTCCGCAATATGATTAAGTCCATTCAGGCGTTCACCGGGTCTTAATGGAACAGTCGCCGCAGCGCCTTCAATAGCCATTTGTTCCCCCGTTTTTTCGTAGATAGTTCTGCCAGCAATTCATCTTGTGAACGGCACGGATGCCAGCGTTTTCCATCCTCACCCATGATCCAGCCGTGACCGTAGTGCATTGCCGGGCTTTGCTTTACCAGCAGCGATGCAAATGATGGTTCTTTCGTCAGCATAAGCACCTCACAGCAAACCGAATGAAGCACCGAGGCCAGTCACGGTATCAACTGCACTCGCCATCGCAGGGTTAGCCTGTAAACGGGCCTGCAATGAAACAGCAGCCAACGCCATCAGTCGTGTTACAGAGTTAATGCTGCTGATAGCATCACGACGACCTGCACTGGTTTTTACATCGCCAGATACCGCACCTGCAGCAACACGCCCGATCTCTGCGGTTGCACTCATGACGTAATGTGGCAGTTTCTCTTTTGCCACCTCATTAATCGGTACGCATGGCAGGCAGTGAATCTGAGCCAGAAAACCATCTACCAGCGTTGAATCTTCAGTCAGATCGGTAAGCAGCCAGATTTCTGGTGCGGTTAATAAATGAGGTTGCGCTGGGTTCAACTTGTTCCGCAGAATCTGCACATTCATGCCAGCACGTTCTGCCAGTTGCACCAGGTTGTGGCGCAATGCGAATGCACGACAGGCTTCATCAAAATGTGGATGTTTGGAAACTTGGTAATCAAACATGGTCAATGCCTCTGATGTATTTCAGAATCGAACTAATTAAGGTTTAGATTGCATTCTGAAAGCGCATCAACGGTCATTGCTGCTATGTTGATCATCACTTTTTCGCGTTTTTTATCTTTGCGCAGTCGGTGACGGATAAGGCGTCCATCAGCCAACATGTCATTGATGGTATCGATGGATAGCCCTGTCAGCTCGCTATAGCGTTCAATAGTCACATGAGGGGTGGTAAGAGTGATTGAAATGTTAGGTCTCATGATGCAACATTCCTCGTTTAATGATGATTAATCAGGACGAATACGGATCGTTTGTATTTTGTGAACACCATAAACATACGATCGCACAGTGAAATCGTCAAGATAAAAGTTCACTTGGAGTGACCATGAATTTGGAGAAAGGCGGACGAGGCGCTATAGAGCGCATGGTAGAAGCTTATGGATTCAAGACTCGACAGGCGTTGTGCGATCATTTAGGAATCTCTAAAAGTACACTCGCCACACGCTACATGCGTGACTCATTCCCAGCAGAATGGGTAATCCAGTGCGCCCTTGAAACAGGCACCTCGCTTAATTGGCTCACAACCGGGCATGGTTCAAAGCAAACTTCAGGTAATACAAATACTATGGAAGTTGCTAAATATGTATTATCTGATGGGGCCTTGTGTGAAGACGGTTTTTATATTTTCGATAGAGAATTTCTACCGTCGGCATTCAAGAATCTTTTTGTAATCACAGATAATAATTCTGAATTTATTTGTGATAAGGAATTTGATGATATACGTGATGGTAAATGGGTAATAAGTATTGATGGCGAAATAACGATCCGTGACATTACTCGTTTACCCGGTGGAAGAATCTTCGTCGAGGGTGGAAACAGAGCCTTCGAGTGCAAGATAGAAGATGTTGAAATAATTGGGAAAATTATAAGTTTAACAATTAAGTACGTTAGGTAATACCGGGAGGAAACTATGCTTGGTAAGGTATTTTTTGTGGTTTTATCATGCTCTTTGTTATTAAACCCACTAACTACCTATGCTAAAAATTATCCTTGTTCTGGGAAAAAGGGAGGTGTCTCTCACTGTACCTCCGATGGAAAGTTCGTTTGCAATGATGGAACTATTAGTAAATCAAAAAAAATCTGTACTAAAAACTCGCGATAAATTTTGCTTTTATATCTGCGCCTAATATAACAATGAGCCGCAGGCTAACCGCAAAAGTCACATACTCACATAGCAAAAAATAGCTAACTTCATTATGGCTTCAGTGAGATGTATGGTCGCAGGATTTCATACATTGACACTGGTTATACATACAGTAAAAATGCTCTCTACTGGAGGGCATTTTTTATGGCAGTACGAAAACTCACCACAGGAAAATGGCTTTGCGAATGTTACCCCGCCGGACGTAGTGGACGTCGTGTGCGTAAACAATTCGCCACCAAAGGCGAAGCTCTGGCTTTTGAGCGTCACACGATGGAAGAAACCGAAGCAAAGCCCTGGCTGGGCGAATCAGTGGATCGTCGGACATTGAAAGACGTGATTGAGCTATGGTTCAAACTACATGGTAAATCTCTGACAGCTGGGCAGCATGTCTATGACAAACTGCTGTTGATGGTTGACGCTCTGGGCAATCCCCTTGCAACTGATCTAACCTCTAAAATGTTTGCCCACTATCGAGATAAACGCCTGACAGGTGAGATCTACTTCAGCGAGAAATGGAAGAAAGGAGCAAGCCCGGTCACCATTAACCTGGAGCAAAGCTATCTAAGTAGTGTTTTTAGCGAACTATCCCGCCTGGGCGAATGGTCGTATCCGAACCCACTGGAGAACATGCGAAAATTCACCATCGCAGAAAAAGAGATGGCATGGCTTACCCATGAGCAGATTGTTGAACTGCTGGCTGATTGCAAACGTCAGGACCCAATTCTGGCACTGGTAGTCAAGATATGCCTAAGCACAGGCGCACGCTGGCGAGAAGCAATAAATCTTACCCGCTCGCAAGTGACCAAATACCGAATTACCTTTGTAAGAACGAAGGGGAAGAAAAACAGAAGCATCCCTATCAGTAAAGAGCTTTACGAAGAGATCATGGCGCTTGATGGGTTCAATTTCTTTACAGACTGCTATTTTCAATTTTTATCCGTGATGGAAAAAACGTCTATCGTGCTCCCTCGCGGTCAACTGACACACGTTCTGCGCCATACGTTTGCGGCGCACTTCATGATGTCGGGTGGAAATATCCTTGCTTTGCAAAAAATCCTCGGACATCACGATATAAAAATGACTATGCGCTATGCCCATTTAGCACCCGATCATCTTGAGACGGCTCTGAGATTCAACCCCCTCGCAACGCTAGAAGTGTGA